ATTCTTATACATCCGGGCCAAGTTTTAATTTTGCACCATACGTTCCTGGATCTTCTTTAGAAAGTTCATCGTCATCATCACGTTCTCTTGGCTTTGCTCCAACAATGTCATCATCAGCTCCAAGTTATTCAAGTTCAAGTTCAAGTTCGAGTTTTGCTCCAACTTCAGTATCGGGTGGAAAAACACGCAGAAAACGTAAGAACAAGAAATCCAAAAAACGCACATCTAAAAAATAGGCGTTTCCACCATTTTTTATTTTTTTTGTTTTTAGGGTTTTAGTTTTATAAATATTTATAAATATGTTTAAAGATTCTTAAATGTACCGAATCCAGAATATCCAAGAAATGTTTCTTCATTGTCTGCACTGTATACACGCTTGGTAGCAGTGTCTACAAGGTAAGTTACATCGTCAATTGTACGTTCTTCCAAATCTTCAGTTTCAGCATTGCGCTGAGGACCCGTTACACGACGCTTGCCGTCCCAGTAAATTCCTTTACCGGCTTCTGCGTCTTCTGTAAGAGTCAACTTGCTTAATTCTTCAATCGTTAAAGAAAGTATGTCTTTCTCCTCCATGACTTCACCACGTTCCTTTGCAGCACATTCTTTAACAAATTTGAATTCATCTCCCTTGTCATAGTCTTCATCGCTCAAACTACTCATGTATTTATTAACCTTTTCTCTAGCTTTATCGATTCCCTTCTTGTCATCTTCAGCCAATCCAAATTCTTCAATAAGACATTTGCGGATTGGACTATTTTTCATCAATTTATTGAGTCTGCGAACACCGTCGGTGTTCTTTGCTTCTTCAATGTTTGCAGTTGAAGATGCGGAAGTAGTTTCTTCTACATCTTCAGTCTTTGCTTTTTTACGCGCTGGAGCACCTGGAGCCTTCTTTTCTTTCTTAGCTCTCACTGGAGTTGAAGGAATTTCATCGGTAGGCTTGTATGTGTCCATAAATTCTTCCAAAGAATTTACAATATCGCGAAGTTGTGCATATGATTTTGCGTCCATCTTAATAAGCTTTATAGTGTGTTGTATGATACCCTATCTCTTGAAAAATAACATTCCGTTTTTAATTGCGTTTTTCAGTTCATATTATAGTTCGCTAAGTTTACAAATGTCCAGCACCGAATTCGCCAAGGCCCATCTTCGCGAACATTTAATGGGTTTACTTGTCAGCCCCATCGCAGACGGATTTTGGTCTATCTACGATTCCGCTAAAGAACTATGCGACCGAAACAATCAGCTTGATCAAGTTTTGAGAACATTTCAGAACATGTTGACCCGTATTCCCGAATGGTCAGAAGAAACTCTGAATACTGAAGTAGAACGCATTGTAAAGGTCAGCAACTGCACATACTTAGACGATCTCTTAATGGGAGTATTCATTTCATACATGAAATCATTTGCTTCACTTCATTACCGCGGAAGTTCTTCTGAACTCAAAATTGAGTTTGAGCGTCCTTCTATTTCCAAATTCATTCACGAAATGTATAAGCAATCTGCACGTAAAATGTGGCAAATGGCTTACTACTTCAAAACCGTTGGCGTTCCATCTGAACAACAAGCACGTAATCGCCAAGACATTGAACGTGTGATTACTGAATGTATGGAACAAGTCATTCGTAGTTTCTTACCTTGGGAAGCAATTGCAAAGAAATACTTTGCCGATGACGAATACGCTACACCCACACCTGTTACCCAAGAAACAGTATCCTTACCTATCCCAGTTACAGAATCTAGTCCTGCAAAAGTAGTGTTTGAAGATCCAGTCAAGGAAGAAGAAGATGAAGAAGACGAAGAGGAAGATGATAACGGAACTGACGATGGACGAGGTCTCTTAGAAATTGGAGAAGAAGTAGCAACTATTGATTTTGAAGATTTCGATAAACCCAAAGAAGAACCTAAGAAGGAAGAAGTAGAAGAAGTTGATCCATTGAAAGAAATAGAAAGCAAGGCGACCGACGACACTCTCGTTCTAAATTTGTAAAATTTAGCGTGAAATCCGAATAAATGATGATTGTTGTTGCTTCGCTTGCTGTTGCATTAGTATGTTTTATCGTCTACGCTCTTGAACGAAGATCCAAGAGCGAACCTATCGTATGGACAGACGCAGGAAAGATAACAATATTTGGAGGAATCATAGCAGCTGGAGTGGTGTTTGCGACCACTACAGATGTCGTTGCTGATACAATGAAGTCAATGGAAATACCTGCAGTGCAAGATATGTTCGTAGGTAAACCAACATTTTAAACGTCAATTGGTATAACTTCCTCTCCTGCAGGAACAGAATCAACTGCGTAGAAAGATTTCAATCCTAGAATCTCAGTTTTTGGAACAGCGTTTTTCGAGTATCTTGCAATAGCCTTATATAAATGGAATCCGTGGTACCTGTCGTGCTCCGCATTCTCTTTTCCGAACAAAATTGATTGTTCATCATCCAAAGTCAACCATTTCATATACATTTTGAAAATAGGGTTCTCCTTGTAATCCTTGCACTCTGGTCCTTCGGGAAAAAAGTCCCAGAAAGTAGAAGTAGCTAATCTTACTAAATCAAAGGAAGGATTAGGTTTGATTTCAGGGTATTTTGGAAGGTACCAAGGTTCAAAGTTGTATTGTCCCCCAGCTTCTTCGTCAATACAGAAATGATCGCTCATGAACAGTTTGGGTTCTTTCATTCCCATTAATTTCACTGAACCAATACCTCTTTCAAAATCAATCAATTTAATAAGGTATCCATAAGTTGGGACTTTATAAAGCTGGCCTGCGCAGTTGTAGTAGAAGAATTCCTTTGTAGTTGAAACATACATCACATTATTGGAATGCAAATCGTTATGTGTGAATCCGAAAGTTCGTTGCGCAAACGCCAAAGCGAATATAACTTGAGACAACCAAGCTAAATGTTTCAACGGGTTTGAGTCTGAAGCGCAAAGTTCATGGAAGGTTCCTTCGCATTTTTCCATGACTGTAATTTGAACAGGAACGTTGGAGAACGACGCCCAAGCAAAAGGTTCGTCTTCTTCATCTTCGTTTTCATCATCTTCGTCGTCACAGTCGCATGAACGAATACCGAAAATGTAAGAAGTGGAAACGGAAGAGCTGTCTGATTCTCCATCGTCGTCGTTTTCTTCATCGTTCATAATAGCATCCATTTCTGCAGGTTGAACGTCAGATACTTCCACGCCGTCAAGTTCTTGGACATCTCCTAGGTCAGTAGTTTCGCCCATAAGCAAAGAAGTTCGTTCGCCTCTTGTATGACGAAAATCCCCAGATAAATGAATATCATCTGCTAATTTGATTTCAAAGGTCTTTCCGATATTTTGGCTGAACCATGATCGTTCACATAAATCTCCGTAATCGTCAGAAATATTGATTGTGTGTTTTTGGGACATACCGGTGTATACGCCGTAAACTTTAGGGAAGTGTGGGTTTCCAGATTGAGAAAGAACGACGGAAAGAAGGGCACCGACATAAGCGGCATTATTTGAATCTTGGATCTTGCGTTGGATTTCAAATGCCTCTTCTTCAGTTGTAGGAAGGCCAAGGTAAGTCCCGTAATCCCCTTGCATCCATTTATAAGGACTCAAAAGCATAGTGATTTTCTTGTGGACCTCGACGGTATTACCTTTTGAAGTTCTTACGGTATCTGAATCAATAAGTGACGAAATGCTTTCATTTAATTTAAATCCAAACTCTTTGGGAGATTCAAGGACCTCGGTCTTGAACAATCGTTCAATGGGAGGAAAAAAAGGTTGAATGTGTTGAATTCCCCATACTTGGTCTGCTTTCAAAGCTTTCAAATCGATGTATCGTTGCAAAGAGAGGGCGACAGAGTTTGTGCGAAGGTCGCTGGATGACGACGGTTTGCGTTTGACCATATTATACTCCCATGTTAAACATAAACTTAAAAACTTCACGCACTCAAGACAAGATGAACTTTAATATCAAAAAGTTCAATATTGACATGCTGAAAGATCGCTGTGAAATTGATTCACGTAAATCTCCTATGATTGTCGTTATAGGTAAGAAAGATACAGGAAAATCTTTCTTGGTTCGCGATATTCTTTACAATACCCAACGTTGTTTCCCTATTGGAACCGTTATTTCTGCAACTGAAGTCGCCAACGAGTTCTTTCAGCACATGGTTCCTTCAAAGTTAATTCACGATAAATACCAACCGCCCATCGTAATGAATGTTATTAAGCGTCAATTAGGTATCAAGACGGCAAGAAATGAAGAGAAGAAGAGAAGTGGAGGTAACTCGCACATAGATCCTCGTGCGTTCTTGATTCTTGACGATTGTTTGTATGACGGGTCATGGATCAAAGAAGAATCAACACGTTACGTATTTATGAACGGTCGTCATATTGATTTAATGACCATTATCACCATGCAGTATCCATTGGGTATTACACCAAATTTAAGAACCAACGTAGACTTTATATTTATTTTGCGTGAGACTATCTTAGGTAACCGCAGAAGAATATACGAGAACTACGCAGGTATGTTCCCAACCTTTGAAATGTTCTGTCAGTTCATGGACCAATGTACAGAAAATTATGAGTGTCTCGTAATTTGTAACGGTGTTTCATCAAATAAATTAGAAGATCAGGTGTTTTGGTATAAAGCATCGGATCATCCAGAATTTCATTTATGTGATGATAGTTTATGGGCGGACAACAAGCCTTTCTCAAGCACGATGTTGGCTCAAGACGAATACAACCCTGATTCATTAAGAAAAAAGAGTAATTCGCCTTGGGTACACGTGAAACAGCAAGGAAAATAGAGATATATAATAATGCCAGGTTGTCCTCCAGGATTTTATGAACCAAAACCAGGTTCTAAACCTACTCTTTGCATTAGAGGAGTTATAAAGACAGATAAATCAGAAGACATATCTTCAAAAAAGTTGTCTTCGGATGCGTCGCATCGTAAAATATTTAATTTCGAAACTAAAAAGTCTTTACGCAGAGGAGGTATCACGAGTCGTCGCAAATCAAAGAAGAGTCGCAAAACTAAAAAGCGTTTATAAATCACGAACAGCTCCTTCGGCAGGATGTACTGCGTCTTCAATTGCACGCGATACGTCTGAAAGATCAGATACACCAGCGTCTTTTTTAGCATCTTCAAGTGCCTTACGTCTGCGTTCTTCGTTTTCCTTCTTTTGAGTTTCAATACGTTGAGCCTTTTCTTCTTCGAAAAAGATTTCGCGATTGACTTCGTTTTCTTTGTATTTTCTCATCATCTCGTTGAGTTCCTTTTCGGCATATTCAACTTCTGGCATCATAGTTTCAGATGGGTCCCAAGGAAGCCAAGCTCCGACTTTTCCGATGTATAAGTTATCGTTAGGGTAACGGCGTTGCATGACCTTAGCAAAAGTTTGAGTTTCTTCTAAGTTGGCAAATACACGACGAACTTTTACACCGCGAACGTTGGTTTGGAACTCAACTTTTTCGTTGAATTCATTTTCCAAGTCTTTTTCGTTCTTGAGTAAGAAAACTTGGTATTGTTCGTGCACGTCGGTCTTCTTGATTTCGTCGTTGTGGACTTTCTTGAACTCTTCCAAATCCTTGAACAAGTCGTCAATTTTAATGGAATATTTTTTGGAAAGAAAGGCGATGTAATGTTCCATGCCCTTGATTTTCCAGTCGTATTCAAGCCATTCAATGAACTTCTCGTTATAGAACTCATTCTTTTGTTTCAAGACCTTTTCAGGTGAAATAAAAGAGATGATGCAGTAACGTTGGGTTGGAATTTCTGGATCTTCTTCCAAGTAATCAATCTTCATTCCAGTTTCGTCGGTGATAGGGAGAGTTTCTCGAGGCATTTGATTAATAAAAGGCGGCAATGTTAAAGTCTTTAAAATAACGAGCTATATTTTAGTATTTGGCTTACATTGTCCAATACCTTTTGTCTGTTGCATCATGATTGGGGCTGAACAGCCTTTGCACGGACACTCGGCATGTTCGTAACCAAGAATATGACCCATTTCGTGGGATACCATATACTGACGGTAATCATCTAAAGGCAACTTGCTTTTAGATGCACCATGAAACCATCTATGAGCGTTCAACCATATATTTTTGCCATTGAGTTCTGCGCAAGAAAGTCCTTTTTCCAGACCACAAGTAGACTGAATAGTTTCTTCTGAAGATAATCGTATCAACACATCTTCATTTTGGGAAACAGGGTAAAATGAGTACCCTTTCTTTGACCATCCATCTGGATCGTTCAAGTAAACTAAAATATAAAACTCAATTTGCGCAGGGTTTACAATCGAGTATTTCTTCTTTACGTCGTCATCTATTATACATTTGACTTTAATTACTTTCATTATTATTATAAAGACTATTTATATCAAATTCAGATATACCATAGCCTGCAAAATGAAGAAAGTAAACGTATTTTGTAAAGTTTTTCAAAATAAGATTTGGATACGCATAAATATAGAAAAAAGCTAATGTATTAAACTTAGAATCTAGCAACACGAACATGTTATTTCTTTGTAGTTCGTATCCAATGCAAGATTGTTCATACTGAAAATGTCTATGATGGTTTATCGCTTTTAGAATATACTTGTCGTAAATGTTCTTTAAAAATGTAGCATGTTTTTTAGGTTGCATAACGAGTACCCCTGTATTTAAAAGTAAATTAGTTTGAATATGAAACCCCGCACGAAGATAGTACTCTGCAGCTGTTATCCCAAGATTGTGCCTCATATTTATTATTGCTCGTTTGTTTGGGGTTGGTTGAGGGAATTCATTTACTATACCTATTTTATCACCAAAATCAATAGACAAATGTATAGGAGGAGACTCAGAATAAATTGCTACATCGGCGTCTACAAAGACAATAAAGTCGTAGTCGTTTGACCAAGGTTGACTGCATACCAGAATTTTATTGAAAGAAATAGTTGTTTTATCTTTTACATTTGGATCTAAGAAGTCAGTTATTACTTTGAAATCATAACCGTGTTTTTTGGCATATGCTTCTTGCGTAGGTCTGTAATGTTTTGTATATTCTGCCAAATAATGATCGCCAATAGCAATAGTAACAAGACAAACTTTTAAGTCCATTATAAATTTAGAAATACGGTTTTTTCTCTGTTCTTAACTATAAAAATGCCCGAACAAAAACCCGCTCCTCAATCTGTCGGACCCGATATGAGCGATCTCGTCACCCGTGCAATCAAGTATGCATTTGAAGGTTTGGCCGTAGCTATTGCCGCCTACCTCTTACCAGGCAAGGGACTCAAACTCTCCGAAATCGGAATGATTGCCCTCGTCGCCTTGGCCACCTTCGCCATTCTTGATATCTACGCCCCATCTGTAGGTTCATCTGCCCGTACTGGTGCCGGTTTCGGTATTGGTGCACATTTAGTAGGTTTCCCTTAAAAACAATCTGAAAGACTATTCATTATACTTGAAGTAGATGAATACCCAAATTGAACTCGTTCAAGAACACACATTCGCAACGAATCTTGTTCTTGGTCGGCATTGATTTCAACTAAAAGTTGACATTCTGAAGCTGAACGCAAAGCAATTCTTATTATCTTCCATTCACTTTTCTCATCCACAATATCAACAAATAATTCTTCATAACTTTCTTTGAATTCAGTAATAGCATCTACAAAGTTCTTCATTTGTATATATCATGTCTCAATTTTGAAAACCACTTCTATTTTAAGTCAACGAGAATATACAGAACAATGTATATGAAAGCAAAAATCCCAAGAGCCATAAAGGAACAGCTTTGGCTTTCCAAATTTGGAAAAGTATTTGAAGCTAAATGTTATACTCCATGGTGTAAAAATATCATAAACGTATTTGATTTCCAATGCGGTCATGATATTCCTGAATCAAAAGGAGGAGCCACCGACTTAACAAACTTGGTTCCTATTTGTGCAAGATGCAATACTTCGATGAGCAACATCTACGATTTCAGACAATGGTCGGAGCAAGGAGGAATCCCAACATGGAGCTCGTGGTTTTCATGTTGCTGCTCTAAGAGAACACAATGTATAATACCGTCAGATATCAAGGTAAGTGGTACAAAATCACACCAAAGAAGTTTGAGCCAGAAAAACAGACGTTTACAATAGCTTGGATGATGATCAAAGACTCTTCTCTGAACCCAGAAGAAGCGTATAGACAATTCTATAAAATTCAGAGAGAAGATAATAAAGTTTTATACCCTTCTTTTAGAAAGGAAGAGAATGGCAATTAGCGGATCTATATTCACGTCGTTCATCATTTCTATATTGGTAGTATTGGTAATGATTTTATTTTATTACCTGTTTAACGGTCTGTATCCAGGATCACGCTTAGTTTTGGAACTTCCTCCTTTGGATAATGGATTAGACGGAAACCAGGCAAAGTTTATGTTCTTCTATGCTTCATGGTGTCCATGGTGTAAAAAAGCAGACGATAAATGGCGATCGTTCAAACAATTAGTAAACAACCAAGGCCTTACTTACGGAGGACATCATATTTCATTTGAAGAGATAAATGCAGAGATAGATAAGAGTAAATCTGCTCTGTATGGAGTCAAAGCTTACCCTACATTCAAAGTAGAAACAAAGGATAAGATGTACGAAATGAAAGGAACGCCTTCAGTGATCACTTTTCGAGAATTCTTAAAGAAGGCCCTTGGAGACGAGAAAGCTACGCAAAGCACTACCTGAAACCATTAAAATATCTTCAACATCAAACTCTTCAATGCTAGACATACTACGTAATTTAGGATAAGACAAACACACGGTGCAATCCCGCTTTACTTGATCATGAAAATTCTTGACAAGTAGACTGTGGATATCGTGAATGTAAGTTAATGGAGACATCGTGTCTAGAGTTTTAGGAGTGAATTTAGTATCAGTAACCGTTTGTTTGAGGGAAATACAGAGAACGTTTTCCGAACCGGGAACAAGGTAATCTATAGACGGACAAAATATATCACCATCGACATACACTTGGTTATACAGAATTTGTGGCCTAAAAACTCCGGGAATACAGCATGAACATTTTATAGCTTCAAGAACAGGAACGTTCTTGGAAAATATGGTTGGTTTTCCAGTAGTCAAATTTGAAGAAACAATGAACAACGGCATTTTAGCATCGCCTAAAACTTTGGTCTTGATGTCTAACCCTTGTTCCATAAACAAATCGCAAACCGATTTCTCGAAAGTGTCCATTGAAAACACGCCTTTGGTAGTCAATGAATGATGTAGTTTTCCGATATCCAGTTTCGGAATGAAAGACGACAGCTTGAATGCGTCTTTTATCTTTGTAAGGTTCTCAATCGGTAACCCAAAGGCAATATAAGTGGCTACAATTGACCCAACAGATATACCCCAAACTCCTTTTGGAAAAACTAGTTCCTGATGCTTTTTGAGTTCCAGAAGAGCTCCAACGTGCATTATACCTTTGACTCCTCCGCCTCCTAATCCCAGTGTGTGAAACATTACTATAATTTTGTATCCTAAAAGAGTAGATGTTACGCGCAAGAGATGTGTGGGACGAACAAGAACAAAGAAGATCAAACCGTATGGCTGCGATGACGCCCATCATAGCACAAATCCAAGCAAAAATCAAGCAGCACGCGACGCATCATTCAAATGCTCCGTATATAGTCTACGAAGTTCCAAGTTATGTATTCGGGTATCCTTTGTTCGGATTAAAGGAAGCTGTAGAGTTTCTTGTTGCAGAGTTCGGAAAAGCAGGATACTGGGTTTGGGTAGTAGACGAAAAATACCTGTTTATTTCATGGTTGAAACCTGTAAAAACACGAGACGGGCCCAGACAAATGCTGGTTACAAATTACCGTCCCATGCCGTATGACCAAACATTTATTTCATCGGATAACAAATAATGGAAGTTCTAGGAGGTTCTTTGAATATCGCAATTTTAGCTATTTTTTATACTGCATTAGGGGGATTCCTTTCGTTCTTATTGTATCATTTATTTGATGATTTTGACAAAGACTGGGAATCTGAAACTTTAGCTTACCAATTGGGAGATGTTTCTATGGAATTAAGTATCGTAGGGTTGGTAGCGTTCTGGAGCACACACTTAATCAGCGACTTCACTCCATTCTTTGAAGTTCATCCTGAACTGGATAAATTAATTGATTCCTACATTTCCGGATTGTTCTATGCTATCGCCGTATTCATATTCTTGGACGGTCTTACAGATAAGGTCAAGTATTTATATAACGTATACTTGAACGAACATTTCGTCCGTGTGTTTCCAAAGGAATGGTCATTAATGAAAACATTGTTCGGTCCGCGAAAAACGAATGCAAAAAAAGATAGTGATAAAACACACTAAAAATGGAGTGTAAACATTCAATCGTAATTGACGAAGGCGAAAAAGTATGTGAAAAATGCGGAACTATAATGGAAAAAGTCATAGACGAAAGTGCAGAATGGAGAAATTACGAGCAGGGAAAAGGGGAAGACCAATGTCGTACAGGATTTACAACATCGGACTTGCTTCCAGAATCGTCTTACGGGTCAATCATGACTTCTAGAGGTATCTCAGCCAAAGACACGAACATGAAATCTATTCAGCGTCTTTCTTGTTGGTCGTTATCTTCAAATTCACAAAGATCATGGATGGGTATATTTGATTCTATTCAAATGTCGTGTGCCCATGCCGGGTTACCTAAGGCCATCGTGTTGGACGCGTGTGGGCTATACAAAAAACTTGAAGACGCGCAGAAAGTTAGAGGGGAAACAA